AAGACAAAATCGAATTTTTGAACTTTAGACAGACAGGAAAAAATCGAAAAAGTGTCAGGACAAAATCGAACTTTTTTCTTGTCGGACAATATCGAAAATCACCGAGTTTGTCGGACGGACAGACAAATCTATTATTATAAACAATACTTTTTGTCGGGGGCTTGAAACTGCCCCGACGAAAAAGTAATCAGAATAATGACGCACGAGAGGAGCACACGCAGATGAAAGCAACAAGAAGTAAGGCAAGGCAAGACGTTGTTAATGTAGCTAAGAAAATGCCACCGCTTTTTCATAAGCTGCCTAATGAAGATTTCGACTATCGAAAATCACGCACACTTTGGTGGCTCGTGAAACAGCCGCAGGTACTCAAATACATTTGGGATATGGTCAAACAGTCGGGAGCATTGGTGTATGATGACAAGTCACACAAGTGGCACGGAGTAGATTTCAAATGCGAGGAGGAAGATGATGACTGAATTTTTTATGGCAATGATACCGCCGACAGCTACAGCACAGGAACACAAGGTGGCAGTGAGAAACGGCAAGCCGATATTTTATGACCCACCCGATGTCAAGGCGGCAAAAGAAAAGCTCACGGCAAACCTTGCAAGGCACAGACCGCCTGAAAAATACATCTGTGGGATAAGGTTGGTAACAAAGTGGCTGTTTCCAAATGACGGCAAACACAAAGACGGAGAGTACAAGACCAGCAAGCCTGATACAGACAACCTGCAGAAGATGTTCAAGGACTGTATGACAAAGCTTGACTTCTGGACAGACGACCAACTTGTGGCGAGCGAGATATGCGAGAAGTTTTGGGCGGACATACCTGGCATTTATGTGAGGATAGAGGAGCTATGACGATACACGAAGTAAAGAAGAGTCTTGGACGCAGGGTGAGCTACAACGGCTCCGATTGCTACGAACTGACAGGGTGCATTATCCGCAAGAGCAGTAAGACAGGTCAGTTCTTCTATCAGGCGGAGATCGCTGACAAGACTTGTGGTAATACGTTGGTGTATTGTAGGCTGGAAGAGTTGAGGTGTGAGGAGGCAAAAGAGTGAAAACACATAATCTGAAACTTAGCATAGAATTTTGTGACGCCGTTCTGAGCGGTGAGAAAACTTTTGAGGTCAGAAAGAATGACAGAGGTTTTCAGACAGGAGATCTGATAAGATTTATACCGACGGACGGAACGTCTTATCGTAGCTCAGACGGCACAGTAAGAGAACACGCAAAACATGAGATATCAGGACATACATACAAGATAACATATATCCTCAACGGCTGGGGAATAAAGAACGGGTATGTTGTGCTGGGAATAAGAGAGGAGATAGCCTATGGAAAGAAACGACCCAATGACCATGTCACGCCTGAAAGCCTACCGCAGGAACGCCGCAGCCATTGAGGACATCAAGGCAGAACTTTCAGGCAAGTACGTTGCCGACAGTATCAGCGTATGCACTCCGCCGTCCTACACACCACACAGCACACGCATAGACGGCTTTCTGCCAAGTGGTGATACACTTTCACTGCTGTGTGAGCAGGCACGGTTAGAGCGTGAGCAGAGGACTGTGGAGGAGTTTATCAAGGGGATAGAGGATAGACAAATGAGGAAGATATTTGTACTCAGGTTTGTAAAAGGCTTTACTTGGATACAGATAGGACACAAGGTCGGAGGTACAGCGGACGGCTGTAGAATGGCGGTCAAAAGATTTTTGCAAAATGCTTAAACTTGTTCGCTCTGTTCGTTTTACCCATGTTATAATTTAAACTGAGGAAAGTGTAGATACTATCTGACTTTCATAAAGATCCTCCAATAATTTTTACCCACGGAGCATACGCTCCGTATGTTCCGCAAAGTCAGAGCGGGTGCAATTCCCACACGGAACTCCAACGATTATAGAAAGAGAGAATAGACATATGAAGATTTTCATATCACAGCCCATGCGTGGTAAAACAGATGAAGAAATATTGACGGAAAGAGCGAAAGCCATTGAAATTGCAAAGGAAAAATACAATGCAGATGTAGAGGTTATCGACTCTTTTTTCCAGAGTGCTCCTGCTGATGCAAAACCGCTTTGGTTTCTCGGAAAGTCACTTGAATTGCTCTCATCAGCCGATGCTGCTGTTTTTTGTAGCGGTTGGAAAGACGCACGAGGTTGTCGCTTGGAACACAGTTGTTGTGTTGAGTATGGCATTAAACAAATAGAACTTTAATGTCATCGTCAGCTGGAACGAAATCCAGCCCAATAGGTTAGTGCTTAATCCTACTTTTTTGAAAAGCACCTTTCCATTAACATTGCCAACACTGACGAGTGTTCGGGCAGGATTGCAAAGCTGTATTGCAACAGGTACAGCTTTGAATTTGCAGGGAAAGCGAGCCACCGCTCAGACCTGCTCCACCATTACAAAACTCCTTATAATATTTTCACAAGAGGCACTCCGAATGGGGTGTCTTTTGCGTTGCACGGAGGTATACAATGCCAATACCAAGACCAGACCGAAGCGGTTCACATCAAACACAGTTTCGTATCAACAAGAAAAAGATATATGCTACCCAAACAGTCTGCGGTATCTGTGGAAAACCTGTTGATTTTTCATTGAAATATCCGCACCCACTGTCGGCTTGCATTGATCATATCATACCCATTGCAAAAGGCGGTCACCCCTCAGCCCTTGAAAACCTACAGCTTGCTCATTGGTGTTGCAATCGTCAGAAATCTGATAAATTGGTAGAAAAACAGGTGTTTGACCAAAAGGTAGAAGCCGTATCCAACCGTGTTTTACCGCAAACTTTTGATTGGAAGTCGATTTAAACACGAATTTCCACGAAATTTCCAATTTTTTTGAGCATATGGGGGCATACCACCCCCTTTGAGGGGCAATTTCACGTTCACGCCTTCATTGTGTAAATATCTCGCAGAATTTTAAACAGGAGCAAAAATATGACAAACGAAATATACGGAATTGACTATCTGCGACGCAGACTTGCCGATAAACAAACACGAGTGCTATTGAGATATAAGTACTACGAAATGAAAAATAACGCACAGGACTTTTCGAGCCTTGCTCCCGAAAAATTCAAGGGGCTAAAGGAAACTGTCGGTTGGTGTGCGAAAGCAGTCGATAGCCTTGCTGACCGCTTGCAGTTCGATGAATTTCAAAATGATGAATTTGATCTGAGCGAAATATTCTTGTCAAACAATCAGGATATACTCATTGATTCTGCGGTGCTTTCGGCTCTTATCTCAGCGTGTTCTTTCGTCTATATCCGAGAAGATAACGGCTATCCTCGCCTGCAGGTCATTGACGGCTCAAATGCCACCGGTATCATTGACCCTGTGACAAATCTGCTTACCGAGGGCTATGCAGTGCTTGAGCGTGACAGCATGGGTGTTGTAAAGACAGAGGCTTATTTCATGGCAGGCATGACGGAAATATACTCCCATGGCGTGCTTGTTCAGCGTATACCAAGTTCTGCACCATATGCACTGCTCGTGCCGATAATATATCGTCCTGACGCAAAGCGTCCGTTCGGTCACAGCCGTATTTCAAGAGCCTGCATAGCCTATACGCAGACAGCTCTCAGAACTATAAAACGCTCTGAGGTGTCGGCCGAATTTTACAGCTTTCCTCAAAAATATGTGCTTGGATTATCTGAGGACGCAGAGTTCAATAACCGCCTTGCTACGATATCCTCTTTTCTGAACTTCACGAAAGACGGCGACGGCGATCACCCCATTGTAGGACAGTTTCAACAGCAATCAATGACGCCATATACTGAACAGCTGAGAACACTTGCAAGCCTGTTCGCAGGAGAAACAGGACTGACCCTTGATGACTTGGGCTTTGCCACCGAAAACCCCTCCAGCGCAGAGGCTATCAAGGCAGGTCATGAAAACCTACGATTAACGGCACGCAAGGCGCAGAGGACGTTCGGAACAGGTCTGCTCAATGTGGGCTATCTTGCCGTTTGTATCCGTGACAGATACGCATATCAAAGAGATGCGTTCAGAGATACAAAAGTCGCATGGTTGCCTATCTTCGAACCTGACGCTGCGGCACTCTCGGGTGTGGGCGACGCTATCTTGAAGATAAACCAGGCTGTTCCTGACTACTTAGGTGCAAGAAACATAAAGGCTCTCACAGGTATGGAGAGTGACGGCAAATGAGCGCACTTTCAGACAAAATAAAAAGCGACCTTGTCAAGCTTTCAAAAAGCGACAAACATTTGCAGAGCATTATAAAAAGGCTTGAAAGCGGTAAAGCAAACCTCACTGATGTTGATGACTTCGCACAGGCAACAGGAGCTGTGCTGAAAAAAGTCTTTGAGAAAAGCATAACCGAAAGCCCAAAGGCTTTTACAGATGAACAGCTTATTGCTGAGATACTCGGTGATATATTCGGTGATAATTACGAGCTTATAAACTCTGTGGCTGAGAATATCCAAAAACAGCTTGATAAGGCGGCAGGCATAGGCATAAAGCCACAAAGAGCAGATTTCCCCTCTGAGAGGATAGAAAATCTTGCAAAAGTAACTGCTCAAAAGGACCTTACCGACAAGACGTCGCTCAGCGAGTTCACTGCGTCAGTTGAGAACATAAACGGCTCGATTTTTACCGATTATGTCAAAACAAATGCTGACTTTCGCAGTAAGGCAGGACTTAAAGTCTACGTTATCCGCTCAGACCACAGCAAATGCTGTGCATGGTGTTCAAAGCTTGCAGGAAAGTACGTTTATCCCGATGTTCCCAAGGACGTGTGGCGACGGCATAAGCGCTGCACCTGTGAGATAACCTACGTCAATGAAAAGGCAGGCACATATGACCAAATAAGCTATTCAGACGTTCAAAACGGCAAAGAGATCGAAACACGCAAGCAGGTCACAAGGCTCACACCTGAGCAGGCAAGAGCTAAGGAAAAAGAAGCGCTTAGCAGGATTGACAAATCGGGAAAAAGTGATATAATAAAAAAAAATAAGTGTGAAATTACCCCTGATAAGATCAATAAGTTCTTTTTGAAACCGAATGCAAAACACTCAGAGGAATTTTTCAGTGTTGGCTATAAAACAACAGATTTTGAACTTCTTGACAAGGATTTAAAGGCTTGCTTTGATTATAGCAAAGCGGTCGATAAAGTTGTTTCTGATAGTGGCGTTGAAAGATTTAGTATATTTGCTGAGTTAGGAGTAAACGAAAAGAAACGTTTCAGAACAGTTTGGCAAAAAGATACTCCTGAGAGTATCCCACGCATTATAACTGCACATAGAGAGGATGAGCGATAATGTTTGAATTATATGACAAAGTAAAGATCAAGTCAAATAGCATAGTCGGAACTATTATTGACAAATCAAATATTAACGGCAAAACGAACTATGTTGTTGAAAGTGATACAAAAGGAACAGCAGGTGGTTATGGTGGCGAATGGAAGCTGTACGACTGCAATGAAAATGAAATCGAAAAGATGTAAATAATTCTACCGCTCCGCTACGGCGAGGCGGTATTTTTATACCCAAACATCGGAAAGGACGGATATAATGGCACTTGACCGAGATACAATATGGCAGCTGCGGAGAGCTAAGAGTGATATTGAGAACATCAGAACTGAAATCCAGAAGATAAAGGATAATGCTGATTATGTTGCGACACTGATACGCTGTGAAAGGTCATTGAGTATAGTTTTATCCAATGCTGAAAAGGTCAAATCGACAAAGTAAATATCAAACCAAGCACCTTAACAGGTGCTTTTTTAAGTACCCGAAAAAGGAGGTAATTCCCTATTGAGGATAAGAGAGTCGGCAGGCAGACCCCCACCACAGCCCTTGTCCTGCCTTATGAGCAGACTAAGGGCAACGAGGCTGTAGAGTTATATAACAGCACAGGCAGGACTGCTCAGGAATGGCAGGAAATACAGCTATATGACATCATGGCGACCAATGACGAGGGATTGTGGACGCATATGAAATACGGCTACAGCGTGCCAAGACGTAACGGAAAATCTGAAATACTTATAATGCGTGCTCTCTGGGGACTTATCCACGGAGAGCGTGTTCTTTATACGGCACACAGAACGACCACCTCTCACAACGCATGGGAAAAGGTCATTGAACGTCTTGCAAAGGCAGGATATACCGAAAAAGAGGATTTCAAGACCACAAAACAGTTTGGCCTTGAACGTATCGAGTGGCTCAAAGATAATGACGGAGGTCTTATCAACTTCCGTACACGTTCATCAAAAGGGGGACTTGGTGAGGGCTATGACCTGCTCGTTATAGACGAGGCTCAGGAGTACACGGCTGACCAAGAAAGTGCATTGAAATACGTTGTTACCGATTCTGCAAACCCTCAGACACTGATGTGCGGCACTCCTCCCACTGCGGTATCATCTGGAACTGTGTTCTATCAGTACCGCCGTGACACTCTGAGTGGAACTAATGTTGATAGCGGCTGGGCTGAGTGGAGCATACCTGAAATGGCTGACGCACATGACCCTGAACTTTGGTATGAAACAAATCCCTCACTTGGTACGATACTGACCGAGCGTAAGATACGCTCAGAGCTTGGCAAAGACCAGACAGACGATAATATCCAGCGTTTAGGGCTGTGGTTAAGATATAATCAGAAGTCTGCCATAAGCCGAGAGGAATGGCATAACTATCAGCTCGATACAGCACCAAAGCTTTCGGGCACGCCTGAACTGTTCTTCGGCGTTAAGTATGCAAGATATACGTCAAATGTTTCTCTTGCAGTTGCAGTTAAAACTTCTGACGGCAAAATATTCGTTGAAGCTATTGACTGTCGCCCTGTGCGAGAGGGGAACGGCTGGATAATCTCATATCTCAGAAATCCTCACGCAAGGCAAGTGACCATAGACGGTGCAAACGGACAAGCTGTGCTTGAAAGTGATATGAAAGACGCAGGAGTTAAGTGCAAGGCTGTGCTTCCAAAGGTGTCAGAGGTGGTGCAGGCGTCAGCTCAGTTTGAGCAAAGTCTGTTTGCTGATAAGATATGCCACGCAGAACAACCTGCACTTGAGCAGGCTGTTTCAAATTGCGAACACAGAGCCATAGGCTCAGGCGGAGGTTTCGGTTACAGCTCTATTATGGAGGGTGCTGACATTTCGCTGTTAGAGTCGGTGGTGCTTGCACATTGGAGTTGTGCGAACGCTAAAGAAAAGAAAAAGCAAAAGATAAGCTACTGATATTTGAAAGGAATGATATTATGGCAGAAGAATTTGAGCCTGTCACAACGCAGGAACAGCTTGACAAGATAGTAAATGCCAAGCTGGAGGAAAACACAAATGCTGTCACAAAGCAGTTTGAGGGATATGTTTCCCCTGCTGATATGGCAGAAAAGGTCAAGGGCTATGAAACCACTATAGCAGACCTTACGGCAAAGGGCAAGGCGGCTGAACAGAGCCTTTTCAGGGTGAGAGCCGCACAGGAGTACGGACTTCCTGCGGAGCTTTCTGACAGGCTCAGCGGTGAGGACGAAAAGTCTATAAGAGCCGATGCAGAAAAGATGTCAAAATACTTTAAGACATCACACAATGCCCCTGATTTCAGAGCAGAGGGCGACCCAAGCAAAAACAGTGCAGAAAACGCACTTAGAAAAACACTTGAAAAGCTGAAAGGAGAATAATCATGGCAGAAACAATTAAGAGAGGCACACTTCTTGAGCCTGAAACAGTAACAAGCATTTTTTCAACAGTAAAGGGTCATTCCTCCCTTGCAAAGCTCAGCGGCAGAGATCCTGTATCTTTTAACGGCAACGACTATTTCGTTTTCTCTATGGACGATGAGGCGGACGTTATCGGTGAAAGCGAGGCTAAATCCGCAGGCAGTGCTAAGCTCGGCAAGGTGACGATGAGACCGCTCAAGATCGAATACGGCGCACGCTTTAGTGACGAGTTCATCTATGGAACAGACGAGAAAAAGCTTGAGGTCATGAAAGCATTTGCAGAGGGTGCAGCGATCAAGTTTGCTCGTGCGATAGACATTCTCGGCTTTCACGGAATCAATCCAAGAAAGAAAACTGTTGTCGCTGCTTTGGATAATAACTATATCGACAAGGCGGTAGCTGACAATAGTGCAAAGGTCGATTTTGACAGCACAGACCCTGAGGGCAATCTTGAAGACGCTATTGCTCTGCTTGGCGACTACGAGGCAACAGGCTTTGCACTTTCAAAGGACTTTGCCTCTGCACTTGCAAAGCTCAAGGTCAACGGCGTAAAGCAGTATCCAGAGTTTGCTCTCGGTGCAAACCCGGGCAGCCTTAACGGCACAGCCTGCGATGTAAATTCCACCGTAAACTTTAACAAGGGTACAGACAGGGCTATCGTAGGCGACTTTGCGAGAGCCTTTAAGTGGGGCTATGCTAAGGAACTTCCTTTGGAGGTCATTCCTTATGGCGACCCTGATAACTCAGGCAGAGATCTGAAAGGTCACAATGAGGTGTATCTCAGAACAGAGGCTTATATCGGCTTTGCTATCCTTGACCCTAAGGCGTTTGCAGCCGTTCAGGCCGTTCAGGCAACAGAATGAGCAGCGTTTATGCCACTATCGACGACATAGCAGTATACGGACGAAAGCTTACATCACAGGAGCAGCAGGCGGCGGATAGTCTTATCGAGACCGCCTGCGCAAAGCTCCGAGTTATAGGCAAGCGTTATGGCGTTGATGTCAATGCCCTTGTGACAAGTGATGAAGACTATGCGTTGACAGTAAAGGCGATAATCTCAAAGGCTGTTGTGAGAAGTCTTGACTGTTCGGCTGATAATGCACCACCTGCTGTGCAGGCGTCACAGGCAGCTATGGGCTATTCGGTGTCAATGACTTATCTCAATTCAGGACAATCTTTATATTTTCTCAAAAACGAATTGAAAGAGCTTGGTATCATTCGTCAGAGGTGGGGAGCTATGGAGGTATATGACTATGAGAACAATGATAAAGGGAATTTCGGTGAAGCTTAAAGTGCAGACGCAGACAGGTGTTGACGGCTTTGGCAGACCAACTTATGAGGATAGTTGGGAGCTTGTTGACAACGTTCTTGTGGGCGAGCCGTCATCTGATGATGTTATAAGTGAGCTTAACTTATCGGGTAAGCGCATAGCTTATGTGCTTGCTATACCGAAAGGCGACACTCACACCTGGGAGGACACGGAAGTTGAGTTCTGGGGAATGACGTTCAAAACTGTTGGTATCCCTACGCAGGGCATTGAAGAAAACCTGCCCCTCAGTTGGAACAAGAAAGTCAAGGTGGAGCTGTATGGGTAAGGTGAAGATAGTTCTTGACCGCAAGGCAGTAAGGCAAATGCTGCGTTCAAAAGAGGCTGAGAACATATGCCGTGAGTTTGCCGACAAAGCGGCACAGCGGCTGGGTGACGGCTACGAGGTGTCAACCTACTCAGGCAAAAAGCGTGTGAACGCAAGCATAAAGGCTGTGACCTACAAGGCGAGAAAGGAAACAAAGCAGGACAATGCCATATTAAAGGCGGTGCTGAGAAAATGATAGAAGAAGTTATACTGGGCTATCTGAGCAAGAGTCTTGGCGTTCCTGTGTTTATGGAAGAGCCGTCCTCACCGCCGCAGAAGTATATCATCATCGACAAGCTGGGCTCGTCTGAGAAAAACAGACTATTTTCTGCGACCTTTGCCGTGCAGTCATACGGCGGCAGCCTTTATGATGCAGCAAAGCTCAATCACACCGTCAAGGCAGCTATGCGTGACGCTGTGATACTTGATGATGTCATATCCTGCAAGCTGAACAGCGACTACAACTACACCGATGAGGAAACAAAGCGATACCGCTATCAAGCAGTATTCGATATACGATTTTACGATTAAAAGGAGAGATAACAATGGCAAACACCAATAATGCAAACAACGTTACCGCAGGCAAGCCTAAGATAGGCGGTGCGGTATATCGTGCTCCTAAAGGCACAACGCTGCCGACAGATGCAACATTGGCTCTTGCAGCGGAGTTCAAGTGCCTTGGCTACTGCTCAGAGGACGGTCTTTCAAACGGCAATGACCGCTCAAACAGCAACGTAGCAGCCTGGGGCGGAGATGTAGTGCTCAATATGACCAACGCAGGCAGCGACACATTCACGCTGACACTCATCGAAACGCTCAACGAGGAAGTGCTCAAAACTGTCTACGGCTCTGATAACGTCACCACCGCTCTTGAGGGCAAGGACATAACAGTGTCCGTGAACGGCGGTTCTGACGAGGAGAACGTGTATGTTTTCGAGCTTATCCTCAAGGACGGGGCTTTAAAGCGTATCGTAGTCCCTTGTGCCTCTGTAACGGCTCTGGGCGAGATCAAGTATATAGACACTGACGCCGTGGGCTATAACATCACGCTGACAGCCGTCAACGACAGCAAGGGCAACTCACACTATGAGTACATTCACCTGAAATCTGAGTAACAGGAGGAAGATCATATGCTTAAAGGTATTACAAAAAGCGGCTTTGACTATGAGATAGAGGACAAGGCTCTTGACAACTGGGAGCTGCTTGAATCACTTGTGGCGATAGATGAGGGCGACACTGCCGCTGTCATCAAGGTGGCAAGACAGCTCCTTTCCAAGGCACAGCTCGACAGCCTCAAAGAGCATTGCAGAGATAAAGACACAGGCATAGTGTCAAGGAACAAGATGCTTGCAGAGATCGCTGATATATTGAAAGGCGAAGGCTCAGAGGGCGACAAAACAAAAAACGCCTGAGGGCTGTCTGCGGACTTGCCCATATGATATGCCGTGATGAGATGTCGCTTGCCTGCGATCTCGCAGAGGTCTATCACATATACGACTACAAAACGCTGCCACTTTCCTCAGTGGCGGCGTTTTTTATGGGTCTGCGTCCCGACAGCCGATGCAAGATGCTGCTCTCGGGGGATAAGGTCACTCTTGACACGCTCCTTGCTGCAATGATATATGACAAGCTTGCGTGGCTGCAATGGGCTAAAACGAAAGACGGTGCAAGAGGTGTGAACATACCCGAAACTGTTGTTTCAAAGCTTTTAGGCGACAGTGAGAGCAAAACACGAGGATTTACAAGTATCGAAGAATTTGAAAAGGCAAGGCAAGATCTGATAGGAGGTGAAACGTAATGGCGGAAGGAACTAAGCTTGCGGACGCATATGTGCAGATAATACCTATCTCTGAGGGAATAACAAGCAAGATAAAGGAACTCTTTAAGGACCTGCCCGACGAGGGCGACAGCGCAGGCGAGAAAACAGGCGAAAGCTTTGCAGCGAAACTCAAAAAGGCTATAGCGGCGGCAGGTGTGGGAGCGGCTATAAGCAAGGTCGTCACCTCTGCATTCACTGAGGGTGCGGCTCTTGAGCAGTCGCTTGGCGGTGTTGAAACACTATTTAAAAAGCACGCTGATATCGTCAAGAAGAACGCACAGGATGCCTACAAGACCGCAGGAGTAAGTGCAAACGAGTATATGGAGAACGTCACGAGCTTTTCTGCGTCGTTGCTTTCATCTCTTGGCGGTGACACTCAAAAGGCTGCAAATGTCGCCCACACTGCTATGGTGGATATGTCCGACAACGCCAACAAATTCGGCTCGGATATGCAGTCTATACAAAACGCTTATCAAGGTTTCGCAAAGCAGAACTACACAATGCTTGACAACCTCAAGCTTGGCTACGGTGGAACAAAGTCTGAAATGGAACGGCTCTTGCAGGACGCTCAGAAGCTCAGCGGAGTTGAATACAACATTGATAATCTGAGTGACGTATACAACGCTATCCACACAATTCAGCAAAACCTTGATATCACAGGCACAACAGCCAAAGAGGCAAGCACCACCTTTTCAGGTTCATTCGCAAGCATGAAAGCTGCCGCCAAGAACTTTCTTGGTGTGCTTACATCAGGTGGTGATGCTGATAAGGCTTTCAATGACCTGATAGGTTCGACAGAAACATTTTTCGGTAACGTAAAGCGACTTGCAAAGAGCTTTGTATCTCAAACGGCAAAGGTATTTGATTCAGCAGTTGGTCAGCTTTTTGAGAAAATGGGCGTTGACGCAGAAAATATAGAGGGCGTTATAGAGGGTGTTCACAACGCCCTTAAATCCATAACAGCGGCAATTGTGACATTCATTGCGGTGTCAAAGGTATCTGCGGTCACAAAGTCCTTTGAGGGGCTTACTCTGCAAATGATACAAGGTAAGGCTATGGCAACGGCCATGAATGCCGAAATGGCTATAACTCAAAATCTTGCGGCAGGTATCGCTGCAGGTGTCGCACTCATAGGCAGTGCGATCATAAATCATTTTGCCAATGAGATAGACGTCACAGAAAGCAGTATAGTGAATTTGTCCGAGAGTGTAAAACAGTTTTCGGACAAATGTCTTTCCACCAAAAGTGCCGTTGAAAGTCTTCACGAAGAACTTGCCGACAGCACAGACAGTAATAAAAAGCAGGCTGACTCTTATCGTGCACTCAATGACAGGCTCAAAGAGCTGAATGAAACTGAAAATAAAAGTGCTGATGAAAAAGCCGAAATGCAATCCATTATAGATCAGCTCAACGGCGATATAGAGGGTCTTAATCTGACCATAGATGACCAGACAGGCGGCTTGAAAAACAACACAGCCGCAGTAAGCGATATGCTTGACGCTTATGCGGATATGCAGGATACAAAAGACTTGCAGGATAAGCTTGCGGAGGCTCTGAGAAACCAAGCGGCGGCTCAGAACGAGTATGATGAAGCACTTGAACGATACAAGCAGGCTAAGGCTGACGGCTTGACAGGTGATGATTTTGACGCACTTGCACTGTCACTCAACACCGCTCACGGTGCACTTACAACGGCAAACAATGACCTTTCCTCTGTAAGACAGTCCATAGAGGAAGCAAACACCGCTCAGAAAGAATTTGCCGACGCTTATGCTCTTACCACAGGCTCGATAGCAGAACTCTCGGAAGAAACGCTGTCGCAGATAAATGACATCTGTGGCAAGTATGCGGACGCATACAAAACCCAGCACGATCTCGTGTTCGGACAGATAGATCTTCTTGACGAGTTCTGCGGAAAGTCAGACGTGACCGCCGAACAGCTTATCGCAAATCTTGATGATAACATAAACGGCTTTACCGACTGGGAAAACAACCTTGCTAAGCTGAAGAAAAAGGTCGCAGACGGCATTATCTCACAGGACTTTTACAACAATCTTGAAGAAATGGGTCCAAAGGGTGCAGGCTATGCAAAGGCATTCGTTGATATGTCGGACAAGGAGCTTAAACAGTATTCTGCCAAGAGCAAGGGCATTTTTAATGAGATGAACGACTATGTTGACAGAAGTATGAGCAAGATGAAAGACTCTTCTGCAAAGCTCCTTGCAGACCTTGTTGACCTGCCGTCACAGAACTATTACAGTATGCGGACGGCGTATGAAGTACTAGGACAGTACGCCGCAGACGGCTACGCAGACGGCATACAGAGCAGAATGTCATTTGTAAGTGCCACAGTGAACGAAATGGTCATAAGGGGCATAACCGCCGCAAGGCTCGCTCAGGATTCACACTCGCCTTCAAGAGTTTTCCGTACACTTGGCGGATATGTGGGAGAGGGATATGCTCTTGGTGTGGCTGATGAAACATATCTTGCAGTGCAGGCTTCTGAAAATATGGTCAGATCTGCAATACAAAGTGCAAGCAGTGTTGACAGCAGGATAGATGTATCTTCACTGAGGGAACAGGCAGCGGCTCAGACTATGCCCGACACCTCAAACACAGCTATGAGGTCGGCTATACTCAACGCCCTTGCAGAGTATGCCTCTGTTGACGGCAAAAGCACTAAACAGCCTATCAATGTAACTGTGGAGATAGACAAGCGAGCTGTTGGCAAGGCTGTGGTAGAAGATATAAACTCGCTGACAAAGCTTAACGGCAAGTCACCGCTTGTATAGGAGGTATGCAATGGAATATCTGAAATTCGGTGATACTGAAATAGCTGTGCCGACAACGTTCACAATAGATAAGAAAAAAATAATGTCCGATAATGCAGGGCTTTCCTCGACCTGCAAATATGTGGGTGACGTAAAGGGGCTACAGACCACGCTTCACATAGAGTGGGCAAATCTTAAACCGCAGGAAGTAGCAATTATAAACGAGTATGTTCTGAATGTGCAGGACGCTGATTTTCCTGTTACCTACCTTGATGAAACGTTCAACATGGTCACGGTACGTTTTAGGGCAGAGGGTACAACATACGAGCAGTGGGGTTGGGATAAGAAAAGACAGCTTTGCAAGGTGCTTTCCCTTGACCTTTATGCCTATTCCGGTACAGGTGAGGTGACATAAATGTACACAGTAAGCGACATTGTATCATCAAAGATAGAGAGCTATTGCAGAACGTGGAGAATGGAGCTTGAAGACACAAACAGCATACTTACAGGCGACAAGATAGTATCTGCAAGCAGTACAGCTCAAAGCACGTCCTTGTCTGACGACATCGAGCTGGGTGCCGTGTGTTCGCAATCGTGGAACATGACCATAAGTGACACTGAAACAGCGTTTCTCGGCAAAGAGTATGACACATATCTGTATCTCGTAGACTACGAAACTAGCGGCATACTTGCAGACGAAAAGATACCAATGGGACGTTTCACCTGTGTGAAGTCGAAAAAGTCGGGCGGCAGTGTTCTGCTGACAATGGCGGACAGGCTGTACTTTTCGGATAAGCCATATGTGCCGCATATTCCTATGCCAAACTGGAATAAAGCCGTTGAAGACGACATTTGCAGACAGCTGGGTTTGCAGAATGGAAATGATTATACGGAAGTCAGGTTACTGCGTGACAAGAACGGCAGAAGGTTGATAGATAAGAACGGCAAGGTGCTGTACTCAAAGTATTTCTATTTCAAGGTCAGCTCAGTGCCAAAAGACGTGACCATGCGCCAAATGCTGTCCTATCTGGCTTCTGCTCAGGGCGAGTTTGGGTATGTTGACAGGTATGGAAAATACGTCCGAAAGTGGTATGGCAAACCGGTGAAAACGCTTGATAACAACACAATAGACCTGCCAACACTGTCTGAAAGGCAGAACGCTATCGTGGGCATTATCTGCAAAGTGAGTGATGATGTAACGCTGTCGCTTGGTGTGACAGATACAACACAGGGACGTGTGCTAGAGTTTGAAAATCCATACATGACAGAGTCTTTGCTACAATCTCTGTGGCGCAGGATAGGTGGATTTTCGTGGTACACCACTGAGCTGTACCACAGACTTGGTGACCCACGTTTCGACATAGGTGACGTGGTGACCTATACCAACGGCGCAGACAGCTATGATATACCAATAACGAATTTAGGATTTACCTTTGACGGCGGACTTTCAGCAGACATTTCTGCGGTAGGTCTGAGCGTTGAAGAACAACTTTAAGGGGGCGAGATAATGGCTGATGAAAATGTGACATTGGCACAGGATATCACTGAAAATGACTATCCTATGCAACACGCAGGCGAGGAAATCGATGAGATACTGAGCCGAGCCGGCAAGATACACTATGGCACTGTGGAACACAAGATGACGGGAGCAAATGCGCTGATGAGGATACCGCTTGGACTGAATTTTGCGCCTAAGCAGGTTATAGCAACACTACGGCAGACAGACATACCAACACCATACAAGACGTTCTGCACCCACGTTAGTGGTTCGGGAAAGTCGTACTATCTGAACGTCTGCATGGGATCTAATAACGGGTCAACAGTGGAAAACGTGCCGACAGGAACATACTATGTTGACTATATTGCAATAGAGTAAAGAGGGGTGATTAAATGACGATAACGCTAAACACAGACTACGACGTAACACTGAACACCGCCCTACTGGGCTATGTCGGTGAAACAAACGCCCGTCCTGTATCGGTCGAGGGGCTGATAGTAGACGGTGCAGACCGCTATGTGCTGACGATAGACTATGGCGATGGTGTGACGTATGAGGTCGATATTACAGGCGGACAGTGGACACCTACGGCTGATATACTGCGTTCAGCGCAGACAGTATCGTGCCAGATAGCGGCGAAGAAGCTGTCAGGTGATGAATATGTGCTGGTGAAGAAATCACGAATTTTCCGCCTAAGAATAGGTTCGGCTATCGGCGATAATGCAGTACCGTCACCAAGTGTGGCAGCTGACGCACTGGATAAGATAGATGCCATAGGCAGGCAGGTTGCCGCAGACCGCAAAGCCGCTGAAACCGCCGCAGACACGGCGACAACAGCGGCTGAAAATGCAAAAAAATCTGCCACAAACGCAGGATTGTCAGCCGACACGGCAACGCAGGCGGCGAAACGTGCTGAGACCGCACAGGCATCTGCTGAAACGTCTGCAACACAGGCAGACACTGCAAGGCAGGGTGCAGAGACCGCACGTCAGCAGGCGGTCAAATCTCAGAATGATGCCAAGGTATCCGCAGCACAAGCATCAACGGCAGCACAGCAGACCGAAGCTGATAAGATAATAACTGCGGGGTATGCCAAAACCGCTAAGACCTGCGCTGACAGCACTGCGGCAGACAGACAGGCAGTGCAGGAAATGGCAACACAGGTCACAACCGACAAGGCTACAGTGGCAGACCATGCCGCTAAGGTCGCAGAGGGCAGAACTGCCGCCGAAACTGCCGCACAGACAGCACAATCCATAGCTGACAGCCTGCCTGATGATTATGTAACAGCGGTCGGTAAGATAGCTGAAAATACGGCTGATATAGCTAACGTGAAACTAACGGACAAAGAGTTACAACGTAGGGTAAATGCACTGTATGACATGGGCAATGGTGTGACACATCAGTTTGAAACTGATACAGATACGGCATACGCAAAAACAGTGCCTACAGGGGCAAAGCTGATGAGCGTGAAGTCTGTGGGTGGTAGGTCAATTGTTTGGAATCAGTTGGTTCAACCAACATCTAATGAAATCACAGGTGCAGGCGTAAAATTTACGTTTTCTAACGATGGTATTATTACATTGAATGGAACAGCTACCACAACAGGTAATGCAGCTTCTGTACAACCTGTTAAAAACCAAAAAGGACATAAATATCTAATGGTTGCAAACCCATTGTCAGGTGTTTATGGAAAAGACCAATTGCTGTTTAGTTCGCAATCATATGGACAGGATTCTACAGGCCACGGGGCTATAATCACAAATGAAAGTAGCAATGCAAAATGGTACTACACGTTATATGTGTATGAGGGCGTTACATATGATAACGTTAAACTACAACCACAGATTTTCGATTTAACCCAAATGTTTGGCGCAGGCAACGAACCTAGCACAGTGGAAGAATTTGAGAAAATGTTCCCTGCGGACTACTACCCATATAACACTGGGGAAATAGTCAGCGCTGGCACAGAGAGCGTTGTGGGTGATACCGCCTACCCAATCCCCGAAGCAATCCGCAATCTGCCTGGCTACGGCTGGTCGGCAGGAACGGCTAAGAACTATGTTGACTATGAGAACAAGAAATATGTTCAGTGCGTAGACAGCGTTGATTTAGGGGCATTGAATTGGGTTGCGGGTTCCACTGGAAAAGTAAATTTTCAAACTTCGCAAGTTATAGGGCAAAAATTGACAAAAAGTTATAGCATTGCACCAAATTTCATGTGTTTAAAATATTCGACAAAAACGCAAGATGAATTGTGGGGCAAACCCAATGTGATAGGCATAACAGCTGCTGCAAACGTTGATGGATTTGTCTATGTCAACGATACGTCCTACACCGACGTCACCGCATTCAAACAGGCAATGCAGGGTGTAATTCTGTATTACGAACTAGCGAACCCTATAATCACCGATATTTCAAACCTGATTGATGATGATTTCCTGCGAAACATTGAGGTTGAAGCAGGGGGTTCAGTGACGTTCAAAAACAGCAATGGCGACAGCTATCGCATACCAGTGCCGTCAGAAGAAGAGTATATTGTGAAACTATCAGAAGTGGGAGGTAGCGTATGACGGATTTGCAGAAGAAAATGGCTGAGAAGCTGGGGTTGACGAAAGATAATTTTGAAAAACCTACAGTAACTGAGCAGGACAAGATAATGGCACAAGTGCTATACACAGCTGCTATGACAGGCACGCTGATAGGTGAGGAGGGCGAGTGATGTATTACAGCATTATTAAACGTTTCTATGATCTGGGTGTGTATTCGCTGGCAAAGGTCAAAGATTTTGTCAAGGCAGGCGTTATTAGTCCGGAGCAGTTCAAAGAAATCACAAAGGAGGTATACCATGAAGCAGAAGTTAGCGAAACTCATTGATGTAAAGTCCATTGTAACACTGTTCTTGACAGCGGTGTTCTGCGTGTTGGCACTTCGCCGCACGATTTCAGCAGAGCAGTTCATCACAGTGTTTACTGTGGTGATATCGTTCTACTTTGGCACGCAGTCAGCCAAAAGAAAGTCAGGTGATGACGAGTGACGGAAGCAATTATCGTTGCACTGATAACGGCGGCTTCGGCGGTAGTGTGTCAGATCGTCATAGCATCTAACAGCCGTAAGACTATGCAACAGGCGCAGTACGACAGCCAAAAGCTTATCGAGTACAAGATAGACAAGCTGTCTGAGCGTGTGGACAAGCACAATTCCGTTATCGCTCGGACGTACAAGCTGGAGCAGGACTATGCTTTGATTGATGAGAAAATCAAGGTGGCTAATCATAGAATTGACGATTTGGAAAGGAAGTAATTTTTATGGCAAAGACATTCAAGGGTATTGACGTTTCACAGTATCAGCAGAACATTGACTTCAAGAAGGTCAAGGCTTCGGGGGTCGATTTCGTTATCATTCGTGCAGGCTATGGCAAGTACGCTAATCAGAAAGACCCATATTTTGAGAAAAACTACAAGGCTGCTAAAGCGGCAGGTCTGAAAGTTGGTGCTTACTGGTACAGCTATGCGGCAACTGTTGAGGAAGCAAAGGCAGAGGCTCAGACCTGTATCAACGCTATCAAGGGCAAGACGTTTGAGTATCCGATATACTTCGATCTCGAGGAGCGTTCACAGTTCGCAAAGGGCAGAGCATTTTGCAACAGCCTTGTCAAGACTTTCTGCAATGCACTTGAACACGCAGGCTATTGGGCAGGACTGTATATCAGCCGCTCGCCTTTACAGCAGTACATATCTGCCTACGTCGCTAAGAGATATGCTTTGTGGGTCGCTGAGTATGGTTCACGTTGCAACTACGGCGGCACTCATGGTATGTGGCAGTACAGCTCCACTGGAAGAGTCAGCGGTATCAGCGGCAATGTTGATATGGATATCTGCTATGTGGACTATCCTGCAAAGATCAAGGTGGCAGGGCTGAATGGTTTCAAGAAGACCACCAGCTCGACCACAAAGCCGTCTGCAAGCCACACCAAGAAGACAGTAACGTACACTGTGAAGCGTGGTGACACACTCTCGGGCATCGCACGGCGCTACAAGACCACTGTTGCGAAGCTTGTCAAGAACAATGGTATCAAGAACGCTAACCTCATTTATGTGGGGCAGAAAATTAAGATTAAGTAG